TATGGCCCCGCCATATCCAGCAGCTCCCGCTTGCTGTGCTCGACCACCGCGCGCCGGACTTTCGGGCTGTTGATCTCATTCGTCGCGGCCATCCATGGCGTCGCGTCACGCGCCAGAACGGTTTGCGCGGTGACGCCGTAGACCGCCACAAGTTTGCCGTCGAAATACGCCGCCCGCCCCGGCCCTGCGAACTTCAGCACGTCATCGAGAACCTGGCGCAACGGCTTCCCGCCCGACATGACGCGGAACTCGAACTGGTCGATCTCGCGCATCTGTCCCGCAAGCAACGCCATGTCGTGAGCGTCGAGGGGTTTGATCTTCACGGTCATCCCGATCTCCCAACGCTGATTTCCGGCGATATGCCAAGAACAGTCATCGGCAACGGATAGTCCTGCCGCACGACAATCGAGCCATCCCGGCCCCAATCGGGATAAAGCTGCAAGTCGATCATGCCAGTGTAGGGCGGGATCTCTGCGGACAGGTCGCCGCCGGTCTGCAAGTATTCCGTCAGGGTGTCCCGCGTCGGGCCAACCTTGATGCCTCGCGTCTTTTCCAGCTGCAAGAACACGCGGCTCAGCTTGATCGGGCGCCCCCGTGCACTGCCCGCGTCCTGCAACTGGATTGCGGGCGGAAGCGTTTCGACCTCAGCGTAGTTGAAGTACCCGACATGAACCTTCGATGCCGCCTCATTCAGCGTGACTTGCCCGCTGGACACCGTCAGGCCCTCGACGACGCTGCCATCCGCCAAGGCAACAACCGTTTCGCCTTCAAGGTGGCCCAATCCGGTGATCGTCGTCGTTGCCGCCCCGGAATAGGTCAGGCCACAATCGACAAAAAAGGCGTCCTTGATGTCCGTGAATGCGCGTTCGTGCATCCGCTCGACATATCGCTTTGTCCCGCCGTTGATGGTGCGCTTCACGATCATGTAGACCGCGTCCTCGTCGCCCTCTGGAATCGCGCAGATGCTCTCCACCTCGCCGCCCACATCATGTTCGCACCACGCCCAAACCTGGTGCTCCCGCTTGTACGTGAAGCTGAGAAGGGTGCCGTCATTGAGATAGACCCAGACCACGGACCAAGGGTTTTTCTGCAATGCCCACCCGGCGATCTCTTTGCCCTCAAAAAAGTGATAGGCGAAGATCGACAGGTCGTTGCCGGTGTATCCGTCCTGCTCGAAGGCGTAGCGCAGATCCCGAACCCCGCGCCGGGTCCGGTCCACAAACAGCGCGGTGTCCTCGGCCACAAGCGGAGGCACATCACCAGACCCAGAATAGCCATACTGCGTCTGCACCGGGTTTGTCGCTGGCATGGTCCCACCTGGGCCGATGATCGAGAACTCGCCCGACGACGCGAACGCCAGCAATTCCCGCAGCGGCAGAAGCCACTTCACCCGGTTGATCTCGCCGCCGGTCAGGTCCATCTCGATCCGGTCGCTGTCCCTCAGAACTCGCGACTTCGTGAAGTTCTCGAAATCGCCTGTGCGCGACATCCAAAGCGTTTCCGGCTGGTTTGTCGAATTGCCAAACACAAGGCGCTGCTGGAACAGCGTCACGGCAGAGGGATACTCGCCCGCCCCGCCGAACACGTCCGCCGCCTCGACCGGAGTATAGGTCAGGTCGGGCGAGATATTGTCGTCCGTAAAGGTCACCCCGTCCGTGAACCCGATGAAGCCGAACACGCCATTGCGTTCACGATAGACGTTGTATTCATCAGCGCCGGAAGTGGTCCATGCGATGACATTCTCTGCGCCGCTGATAGTCAGATCCTGACAGGACGCATTTGTCACGGTCGAAGACGGGAAGCCCTCAACGCCATCCGTCACCGGGCTGACCTTGTAGGAATAGGTTTCTGACCCAGATGTTCCAGGCGTAATGCTAAGGCCGGTCGGCGCCGTCAGCGTCGGATCAATCGCAAGGTTCGCAAACGTCCAGCTAGTCGCAGAAGCGCGCGACATCTTGCGCGGATAGTAGGACGGATGCGCAAAAAACATCACATCGATCGACTGCACAAAATCCAGCTCGTTCACCACGGAAGATGGAAACGGGGTCGAAGGATTGTAGTCACCACCGCCAGACTGCACAAACGCGCCGTCCTGGATGATCTTCATCTCGCTATCGCCCATCAGCATGACAAGGTTTTCGGTGTCCGACCGCTTGAACGGGATCAGCCGATGCGTCTTGCTGCTGTCCATGACTTCGGCAATGAACTCGGTCCCTGCCCTGTTGCTGAAGCCGCCATGCGCGTGGATGAAGACGTTTCGCCCAACCTTGAGGCCCACGTCATACTTGGCGATATCAATTCGCCCATGAAGCCCAGGCCCGAGAACCCCGGCGGCGAAACTTGGCTGGAAGCGCGCAGTCGGCATCAGGACACCCCGCGCGTTGCCAGCCAGTCGGGGATCTGCCCGTACTCCCTTGGCCCGCCCTGCCGCTCGTCGCGCGCAATGGCTGCATCAAGGCGCGCCGCAGCGGCTTCCATCGCGTTGCGCGCCCGCTTGATGTCTTCGGTCAGGGCCATGGCCACATTCGCCGCCAGCGCCGCACTCAGCGCGTCGGAGAAGTATTGCGGGAACAGGCCGGTGTCGGAAACGATTTTCGTGTATTCGCAAACCGCGCTTTGCACGTCGCTGTAGATGAAGCCCTCGATCATCTCGCGATCCGTGTCTGGCGACTGGAAAGCGGCCATGCGCGCCCGCGCGGTCGTCGGCTCATTCACCCACCGCACATCAATCGCGTCGGCTGGCATCGCGTACTTGTACGCCCATTCCGTCGCGCGGTCATTCGTGACTTCAGCCAGAACCTGACGGCCCGTTGCGAATACCCACCAATGAGCTTCGAGCAATCCTGCCAGCGTATCATCGAAGTGCATATCGCATTGCTGCGCCTGCGCCGTGCTTTCCGTCAGCGAGTTAATCCGCCCTACCCCAAGGTAGGTTGACAGCGCGCGGTTGCAGATTTGGACCTTGCTCATTCTCTCGCCTCACCTTGTGGCAGGAGCGGCCCGAAGGCCGCCCCCCGTTTTCACTGTCCCTTGCCCTCGTCAGCGGTGATCTTTTCCATCCACCGCTTCGAGAACAGGTCAGGATCAACGTCGAAGACGTCGCCCTCTTGCGCCCAGGTCATGTCCGGTTTCTGCCCTTTCAGCTTGGCGCGGACTTTGATCGGACGCTTAGCCATTGGTTTGCAGCCCCGTCGCGATGGAGGCGGTGATGGTGCCCGCCGTCGCGTTCGATCCGGCAACGGTGTAGTAGAGGCGCACATAGCGCTCGTTGACCGTGTTGGGCAGGGTGACCAGCGGGAACTGATACCCGGCGACCAGAGAGGCCGCAGGGACAGCGTGAGACGACGCAACGGTCGTGGCGGACGAGAACGAGGTGTTGTCGTCAACCTGGATCGTGACGGTCAGGCTGGTCAGGGTTGCAAATGCCTCGGTCACTTGGATCAGCAGGGGAATGTCATTCCCACCGCCGATCTTCTGAACGAGGGCCGCAGGTGCCCCAGGCGGGGTCGAGCCAGCCTGAAGGTCCATGTAGTTCGTCGAAGCGGCAGACGCGGTAATCGCCTGGTCGTCCGAGAACAGGGTGTTTTCGTCGAGAAGCATTGGATTCTCCTTTCATCCAGACGATTAGAAGCCCGAGATCGTGGCTTCGGTTTCGGTGATGGCGTCGATGCGCTTGACCTCGTATTCGCCCCACATGGTCACGCGCTTGCCCGCGACTTCCTCGACCCGAAGATCGACGTTCGTCTTGTTCAGCGCCTGCTTGCGGAGGAACTTGGCAATGGTGCGACCCACGTAGATCACGGTTTTGCCCTGCACCAGATTACCGTCCATGTTGACCGACATCGTGGACGAGGTGTCCAGAAGCTCTTCCGCGTCGATCATCAGGTCGATGATGTCGGCGCCAGACGAGGCATCCTTGGTCAGGTTCGAGATGTCGATATTGCAGACACGGGCCACAGACCGCCAATCGCCCAGGGTCATGCCGATGTCCCACTTCATGTGGTCACGGTAGATCTGCTGCAACTTGTTGCTGGACATCTCCTTGGTGGTTTCGCCAAGGTCGCGATGGTTGAACCCGACCGCCGAACCTTTCGGATAGATCAGGTTGCAGCCCTTGCCGCCCCAGGTGACAAACCAAATCGAGGTATTGTCGGAGCCGGAGCCGCCGCCGTTCACCATCTGACGGCCAGAAGCCACAGACGGATCGTTGAAGCGGGGGGCCAGGCCCATGAAGCCCTCGGGCGTGGTCGCGGTGTCGCCGTAGATCATGTTGCTGGCGACGAAGTTGTTGAAGCCCTGCATCTTGGCAATGACTTCAGACGCCCGGAAGCCCGCCGCGTTGCCCGACATGTCGGCCAGCGCTTTGTCCACTTCGCAATAGTCTTCGATCATGCCGGTCGTGTCGATCACCGGAACGGTCGTCGACTTCGAGGGCTGCACACCAGCGTTGTAACGGCGGAATGCGGGTTCGGGAATGCCGGTACGAATGACGTGCTGGTGCTTGGTGCCGTCATTGCACTCGACATAGGTTGCGTCACCGATGATGCCGTTTGCGCGAGCAGCGGCCTCGATGATCGGGGCGATATTGCCGTCCGGGTCGGTGCGGCTAAGCACATCCGCCAGCGACGGGTTCAGGTCGGAAAGTTCGGCCATGGTGATCTCCTTTCAGATCAGATCAGTTGGCGTTGCCATAGAGGGCGTCAGCGAATGACTTGCGCGCGCCGCCTGCGTTGGTCGTCAGGACTTTGGCGTCCTGCATCGCAGCGCCCGCGCGGACGAGAAGCCGGATCATGTCGGGGTGGTTCCCCAATCCGGTTTCATTCAGTTGCTGTTGGAGTTCCGGGCTTCCCCACGTGTCCAAAGTCTTCAAGGCGGTTGCGACGGATTCCTTGAACTTGTCGCCGCCGATCTCCTTGTCGGCCTTGATCTGGTTTTCCCATTCCGTGACCTTTTCGTTGTGCGCTGCGATTGCAGCGTTCGCGGAAGCCGTCACGGCATTTGCCTGCCGATCAGCCGCCCACTTGAACGCATCCGCAGCGGTCGCGTCAGGGTTGGCCTTGATCCATTCGGTCGCCTCGGTCGAGAACGACGCAAAATCGTCGGCAAACATCTCCATGCCCTCTGGGGCAGTCAGTTCGAGATCCACATTGGCCGGTGTGGTGTTATCTTCCGTGGTGGCCTCGGTGGTTTCTTGCGCCTCGGGCGTGGTGCCTTCGGCAGTCTGTTGCGCCTCGGGTTGCCCCTCGGTCGCTTGCGGTGCAGTTGCCTGCGGTGCCTCGGTTGCCGTCGCTTCAGGCGCGGCGGTCGTCTCTGCTGTGACCTCAGTCATCTTGTTCTCCGTCAATTTCTGCCATTGCTTGCGCCGAGAGGCGGTCGTGCCGGTCATCGGCCTCGACCATCATGTCGGCCAGAAGATGCGGGCCATTCGGCAGGATCTGGCCCTTTAGGATTTTCAGACCGACCGACCGCTCACCCTCAAGGAAGTTGGACGCGGCGTTGCCCGTGTAAGTCGTGCTGAAAACGTGGCAATGATCGAGAATGGTCCAAGCCACCATGCGGCCCGACTCTGTCGACAGGAGGCTTGCCCAAGCGTTCTGCACTTCGCGCTCATGCAGTTCGAGAACGCGCTTGGACAGAGCATCTTGCTCATCCATGTCGTCAGCCAACCAGCCGAGGGATGGAATATCCGGTGTCATCCTACCCTCCGGTGCATTTGCAGAGCTTCTTCGCCGCGCACGTTCGCCTCAGAAATCAACTTGGCAGCGTTCGCCATCGGCTCAACAGCCTGGGCCATAGCCGCCGCCTGCTCCTGTTGCGCGCGCTGTTCGCGCATGGACGCGACATCCTCACGGGTGCGAAGTGTTTTCGGCGGGGGGCCGACTTGATCTGCAAATTCCCGCAACGCCTCGTCACCGTCGATCAGGTCCAGAACCTCGGGCTTGATCTGGGCTAGAGAACCAGCAAAGCCAACCGTGCGCTCAATGGTGGCGACCCCCACGGCCTTCTGCGCTTGTGCCAGAAGTGAGACGTATTCGACCTTGACCGGCATTTGCGCGACTTCTTCCGGCGCAGGGGGCATGATACCGGCATCCTGCATGTAGTTGAATGTCGCCTCAATAACCGGCTGCAATAGCCCATGATCCAGCGCCTCCAGAACGGGGCCGAGCACGATCAGCTTTTCCTCATGCCGCTCTGCAATCTCGCGCGCGGTGACTTCCCGCCGATCCGACATGACGGTCAAAAGGAACAGATCCTCGAAGAATGCCTCCTTGATCCGCTGGCGCGTTTCGTTGATGTCCATGATCAGGGCGCCTATGTCCGGGCGCACCTCATGGGTCGGGCGCATCCCGCCCTTCTGCAAGTCGCTGGTGTCGAGCGTCGTGACGCCGCCGGGAATGCCGCGTGTCCGCTGGCGAGAGAAGCCAGCAGGCGCCATCATCTCGGGCCGGTTCATGAGCTGGATCGACAGCGCCTTTTCGCGCTGCTGGACCTGCAATTGAAGCGCGTCGCCAAGCGCGTCCATGCCGGGGCTGCTGACCGAATACGTTTCGCCCGATACCTGCTCCCAACGCGGGCCAAGGATCGGCGCGTGAGTGAAGCCAGACACGGCCAGAAACTTGTCCGTCTGGTCCTTTTCCCAGTAATAGGACGCCCACGGCTTATCACGGGCCAAGGGCGACATCGGATCGCGATCAATGCGCGGCTCGATTGCGTGGCAAATGTCCACCCAATCTGAGAAGCGGTTATTGTTCCAAGCCGTCTTGACCCGGCTGGATACGTTGTCGAGGCCGAATTGCTCCACGACCTGCTTGACCGTCTTCCGGCAGTCATAATGAAGCGTATCAGCAACGCC